AGCACGACCTACACCGGGGCTCCCGATCCATCGAACGAGAACGCGTCCATCGTCCGGGTGGTGCTCGGCCGAGACGCCATCTTCGAGGTGGACGTGAACACGGCGCAGGCCAGCATCACCGCCGCTCGCGGGATTGTCGGCAACAACGCCGATCACGCAGCGGGTACAGGCAGCACGAGCACGGGCCGGTCGGCGTACGTGCTCGATGGCGCGGCTCCGGGGACGGCGACGGCGCAGTGGCGCATCATCGACATCTCGGGCCACCAGATCGAGTCGTCCAACGACGTGACGCTGGTGAACTGGAAGGCTCTGGTCGAACTGAACGAGTCGAACGAGCCGCAGTACAGCACCACGGGCGACTAGGAACAGGGAGAGAGCAACATGGCAATCATCACGACATCGCAGGTCTTCCGGTCGCTCAAGCAGACGCTCGACGAGATCCTCACCGATCCGACGGAAGATCCGAAGCGGGATCTCATCTATCCGATGTACATGGAAGTCAAAACCATGTCGGACAACTACGTGGACGACGCGGAGATCGCGGGCACCTTGCTCTTGCAAGACAAGCCGGAAGGGCAGAACGCCGCTGTGGGGACCATCCAGGAAGGTGGAACCAAGCGGTACACCGCCCGGACCCAGGCGCTGCATCTGCACATCGCGGAAGAGGCCATCGAGGACTCGAAGTACGACAAGTACATCAACGCGGCTGCGCGCTTGGTGAAGTCGGCGTACAAGACGCAGGACATCGACGCCACCAACGTGCTGGTACGTTCGACCAACGCGACCTTCCCCGGCGGTCTGGACAACCTGACGCTCGGGAACTCGGCCCACACGCTCCCCTACGGGGGAACGTGGTCGAACATCGCGGACGTGTACCAGACGCCATCGCGGGCGGCGGTGATCGCGGCCACGACCAAGATCCGCAAGTACCCGTCGCAGAACGGCATCGTCGAGGGCTTCACGCCCAAGAAGATCGTGTGCCCGATGGCGCAGTGGGCGGTGTGGGAGGGCATCCTGGGCTCCCAACTGGTCCCCGAGTCGAACAACAACGAGATCAACGTCGTCAAGACGCTCGGCCTCAAGGTGGTCCCGGTGAAGTATTGGGACGCCGCCTCGACCACGGCGTGGGGCATCGTCACCGACTCGGACGGCGGGCTTCAGTGGCGGAATCGCCGCCCGCTCAAGCGCCGGACCTGGGTGGACAACGACGCCGAGGTGATGAAGTTCGGCGTGTCCTACCGTGAAGCACACGGGTGGTCCGATCCGCGTGGCTGGTTCCAGGGCAACGTCTAGGAGACCAACATGGCTGACGGGTTCGACGGTTCACACACAACCCCGCTGCTGCCGTTCAACAATCTGACGGCAGGGGCGGACCTCGGGAGCGCGTTCTTCGTCCCTCCGGGGGGCAACGTGTTCTACGTCCGTGGCAATGGCACGGCGACCACGGAGTACGACAATGACCCCGCTGGCATCAGGGGTCAGTTGCACGCTTCCGTGCAAGTCGCCCTGAATTCCACGGTGGCCAATCGTGGGGATGTGATCCTGGTGTTTCCGGGGCACACCGAGAGCATTTCCGCTGCGGACGGGTGGTCGAACCTCAAGGCCGGAACTCGGATCATCGGCATGGGAACCGGGAACAGCCGCCCGGTCATCACCTGGACTGCGGCGACCTCCACGGTCCTCATGGACGTGGCGAACGTGTCGGTCCAGAACATCATCATGCAGTGGGCGGGAGATCCCGCGAGCACCACGGCGCTCACCGTGGCGGCTCCGATCACCGTCTCTGCGGCTGGTTGCTCCATCAAGGGCTGCCGGATCAACGCCGGAGTGGACGCGGATCAGCTTGTCACCATCGGTCTGACGACCACCGCGGCGGCGGACGACTTCACGGTCCAGGGCAACCAACTGCACAGCGCGACGACAGCGGAAGCGACCACGTTCATGCAGTTCGTCGGCGCGGACAGACTCCAGTTCCACGGCAACCAGATCGTCGGGGCGACCTCGGCGGTGGCGGTGGGCTGCATTCGCTTCCTCACCACGGCGTCCACGAACATCAAGATGTTCGGGAATACCGTGAGGAACAACAAGGCGGCATCCGAGCAGGCGATCACCGGCATGGCGGCGATGTCAGGCGAGGTTGACCACCTGTTCATGACGGTGCTGTCGAACGCGGCCGGGGCGCTCACGGGAGCATTTTCGACGCCGGCTGATGTCACGTTCGGGCGGCAGTGCTACGTGGCGAACACCATTGGAGAGCGAGCGGCTTTGTTCGGCACCGAGTCGGCGTAACAGAGAGTCCGGGCCTCCTCCCCGGATGCGCCCGGTGGAGGGAATATGGCAGCCCCGATAAATTACCCATCAGGCGCAGGCGGAACCACCGGCGACCCGCTCGTCACGATCTCGCCGCTCATCACGTCCGGCACCGTTTGGTACGTCCACAGCGGAACCGGGACTGACGCCGCCGCTCCGAGAGGCAAGGAGCGCATTCGGCCACTGGCCACGGTGGCGCAAGCGTACACCAATGCAACCTTCGGCGACTTCATCGTGTGCCTTTCGGGACACGCCGAGACGCTGACCAGCACGCTCACGGTCGCCAAGACCGGGCTCCGCATCTTGTCCGAGGGGACGGGATCGAACCGGGCACGGTTCACTTGCGGCGGGGCGATCATTTGCTTCGACATCACGGCGGCTTCCGTGATGCTCGGAAACCTGTACTTCCCGGCGTCTACCGTGACGCCATCTGTCGCCAGGGTGAGGTCGAACATCGACTACCCGACCATCCGGGGCTGCTATTTCGAGTGCGGAACGCTGGACACGGTGGAGTCGGTGAGGATCATCGCATCCACCACCCGTCCAGAGATTTGCGACACCAGTTTTGTGAGCACATCGACCAGCGTTGCGAGTCAGCCGGAAAGCGCCATCAAGATCGCGTCGGCCATCGGGGACATGACGATGGACAACGTGGTGTTCGACGGCGGGGCTTCGGGGTGGTCGAATCCATATGCCTTTGCGGGAGATGCGGCGATCACGCGGTTTTTGGCCACGAACATCGACCTCCTCAACGACTCGGACATGAAGCTGGCCACTGGGAGCACGTTCACGATTCACATCAGGAACAAGAGCCTGTCCACGCGAGTAGACATCACGCCATGATGACGATTGGCCGGAAGTACAGCGGCCCGAAGTTCAACTGGAGGGATACATGCGACTACTGCGGGGTTGAGTGGCACCGTGACGAGTTGGTGGACGACGAGAACGGCTTTCTCTCGTGCCCTGACGACCGCGACGGCCGGGTGGACAAGGAGCTTGGATACCTGAACGCTCAGGGCGCTGGCGACATGCCGATTGTGCGAGGGAAGACGCGATGACGGTTTCGGCCAACTCCAGCATGGATTTCAGTCGTGACGAGATCATCACGATGGCCTACCAGTACGCCCGGCTGGTGGAATCGGGGCAGGCGCCGTCTGGCGACGACATCGCTATGGGTGCCAACTTTTTCAACCTGGAACTGATGAACCTGCAATCGGAAGGCATCGTGCTCCGAACGGCGGAGCGGACCACGCTGGCACTGGTGACGGGGACGGCGGAATACACGCTTCCCGCCGAGGTCATCGACATCGAGGTGGGGCCGAACAATCAGGTCGGGACGATCGTGCCCGCGTCCGGCGGGGAGAGCATTGTCACGCTGATCCACAGGTCGGATTACCTGGACCTGGCGACCAAGACCAACCAGGGGCGTCCGACTCAGGTGTACGTGGAGAAGCAGGATCGGGTGAAGCTGGTGTTCTGGCCGGTGCCCGACAGTTCCAGCCCGACGTTCCGGTACGCGAAGATCCGGCTCTTGCGAGACATGGACTCGGGGACCGTGACCACCGATCTTGCGCGGAGGTGGCTGCAAGCGGTGACTTACGCGGTGGCTTCGCAGGTTGCCCTGGCGAAGTCGATGCCGCTCGAACTGGTGGGCTTCCTGCGAGCGGAAGCGGAACGGCTGAAAACCACGCTCCGCATGGACGACGCGCAGCGGGGGAAGATTCGCATGCGGATGGCGCATTCTGGGAGGCACTGGTAGTGGCTTCTCTCGTGGCATGGCTAGCGCTCTCCGGGGCTCGCAAGAGCGACGGGACCCCCGTGGCGAGCGGCAGGGCGTGGTTCTTTCAGCCCGGCACGCAGACCTCTCAGGTGCCCATCTACTCCGATGGGGACGGGCTCACGGCACAGACGCAGCCGGTGGCGCTTGACGCGGGCGGCCGGGCGGTGGTGTACCTCAAGGAAGCCGCCCGGATAGAGGTGCAGGATTCTGCCGGGAACAACTACGTCACCATTCGGGGAGAGGATCGCGGGAACACGCTGCAAGCCGCGCAGGTGGAGATCGAGAATCTGGCATTCACCGGCGTGGATCTGGTGAACGCGACCCAGGTACTCGGCGGCAGGACGACGCTGGACGCGATCCTGTCTGCCGTGACTACGAGCTTCGGTGGCATTGACTGGAAGTACCTGGAAGGGGCGGGGACGACTTCGCGGAAGATGCGCGACGCGATTGGCCGGTGGATCTCGCCGACTGATTTCGGGGCGTTCGGCGATGGGGCGACGGACGACACCGCAGCATTGCAAGCGTGCATCACACGGGCCTTGGCGTCGGACAAGGCGATTTGGATCGAGCCGGGGACGTACAAGATCACCGCGCCGCTGACCGCTACGGGGGCGACGGCGGCGGGGCTCTACATCGTGGGGGCGTCTCGTTCGGCCTGTCTCATCAGGAACCACAGCACGACCGGGAACGCGCTCAGCATCGACTTGTCGAGCGCGGTGGAGTCGCACATTGTGCTCTCGAACTTCGCCATCAGCGCGAACACCACCAGCAGCGGAGCGGGAATCGTGTTCGTGAATGGCGACGGGCCGAAGCTCGACCACGTGAGCGTGACCTTGCATCGCATTGGCTACGACACGTCGGCGGTGTCCCATGCCTCGCTCTACGACTGCATCGTACCGGCGACTGACAGCAACGCGGCGGGCAAGGGCTTTCGCATGGGGTCGCATACGACGGCTATCAAGTGCCGCGTTCTGGCGGCGGCGGCTGGGGTTGGCTTCTCTCAAGAGACCGCGAACAGCCGGGCGCTCCACTGCCGGGCCGTGGGATGCGCCACGGGCTACAGCATGACCGCTGCGGACACGGTGGCGCTGTTCTCGGATGCGGGGACATGCACGACGGGATTCAGCGTGGGAGCGGTTGCGCGGTCGGGCGGAGCGTTCCTGACCGGCTCGGGAAACACGACCGACTTCACCACCAACGCATCGGCGACGGACGTGATCGACATAGGCAATAGCGCGCTTACGACCAGGACGCTGAACGAGTACGGAGGTCAGTGGTACACGCAGCCTCGGTCACACGTACTACGGCGGAACCGAACATCTAGCGGCACTGGGGCGGCGGCGTGGACGCCGGACCCGAGACTTGGCGACTTGCAAGTGCATGTGCATACGAGCACGACGGCGGACGCGATCACCATAAACAACACGGGCACGACTGGGCTTACCGACGGGCAGATGATGATCGTGGTTCACAGCAACGAGGACACTGGAACAGCGACGATCACATGGGGTTCGCAGTACGTTCGCACGCCGACGGCGGTGTCAGGCTTCCGCTACATCATCAGCCACTTCACATGGCGCGCGGCCACGGGGAACTGGCTCGACGTGGACACCAACTTTGCCACGGGCATCACCATCACGGGAGCGACCTGGTAATGGCGGCGTTGATTGACTGGCTAGCACTTTCCGGGGCTCGCAAGAGCGACGGGACGACTGTGGCGTCGGGGACAGCGACGTTCTACAGTCCTGGCACCAGCACGCGCACGGCGGTGTACGGCGACGAGGACGGGATAGCGGTGATCGCGCAGCCGGTGAAGCTCGACGCCAGCGGACGGGCGAAGGTGTACGCGAAGTCGGTGGTGGACGTTGAGGTCAAGGACGCTTTCGGGGTGGTGGTGAGGTCGCAGGGCCGGGCGGACACGTTCATGGCGCAACAGGTTGAGGTGGAGAACGACTCATTCACGGGCATCGGGCTCACGACGTTCACGCCAGAGACTGGGGGGCGGGCGACGCTGGATGACGTGCTCAAGGACGCGACCTTTAGCCTTGGTTCGGAGGATTTCTTGTACCGTGAGGTACAGGGCGCGTTCTCGCGGAATGTGCGCGATCCCGTGGGCAGGTGGATCTCGCCGTCTGACTTCGGCGCCAAGGGCAACGACTCGGCGGACGACACCGCCCCCATGCAGGCGTGCATTTCCAGAGCGGCGGCGTCGGGGAAATCGATCTGGATCGAGCCGGGGATTTACCGGGTGAGCGCGACGCTTCTCATTTCCGGGGTCGAGGCGACGCGCTTGGTCATGGTGGGAGCGTCTCGGCCGGATTGCGTTTTCCGCAACATGGCCGATGGGCTCGACCTCATGCGGGTTGACATCGGGGCCGGGGCAATATCGCATGTGGCCTTCCGCAACTTCAGCATCACGGCGCAAACCATCAGCACGGGCGCTGGGATTGCCCTGGCGAGCGGCGACGGCACAGTGGTGGAACATGTGACCACGGCCTTGCATCGGAACGCCGTGGAGTCGTCCGTGGTAACTGACACGTCGCTCTATGACTGTGTGGCGACGAGTACGGATGGGACATCGTCAGGGGTGGCTTTCAATCTCGGAATCCGGGCATCGGCCATCAGGTGTCGCGTGACGCAGGCGACAGGCGGGGTCGGTTTCTCGCTGGCGGGGGCCGGGGCGCACGCCATGAACTGCACGGCGTCTAGCGCGGCGACGGGCTTCCAGTTTGTCGCCAATGACACGAGTGTTCTGTTCTGCCAGGCGTCGTCATGCACCACGGGATACGGCATCGGGGCGTTCGCCAGGGTGGGCCCGCTGTTCTCGTCTGGTTCAGGGAACACGACGGATTTCTCGACCAACGCAGGGGCGGTGGACGTGACGGACATCGGCAACAACTTCGCCACGCGCACGAGGAACGAGTACGGTGGGACGTGGCTGAAGCAGCCGAGACAGCAGGTACTCAAGCGCGCCAGGACGGCGGCGGTGGGACCGGGCATATCGTGGACGCCGACGATAGACGCGGAATTGCAGACTCTGGTCGTTACCGGAGTCGGTGCCGGTACGACAACCATCAACAACACCGTGACCACGGGTCTGCAAGACGGGCACGAGATGTGGCAGGTCATCTCGAACGAGACCGGCGGAAGCATGAACTTCGCATACGGCACGCAGTACATCGGAGGTCACAGCGCAGCTACGGTCGTCGGCAACAAACTCGCCGTGACGCGATGGGTGTGGCGCGCTTCGAGTAGCAAGTGGCTGAACATCCTCGGCGGTCGGAACGTGTTTTCGACGCCTAACGCCGGGGAGTGGTGATGCCTCTTGAGCAGGTCCCCTTTTCCATGGGTCAGGCCAGCGGCCTGGAGCAGCTTGCGGGAGCGATGCCCTTGGCGGCGAACGTGCTCGTGGAAGTCACGAACACGGTGAGATCCAGACCGGGGATAACGGCATGGACGGACTTCCCGACGGTTTTGCCGAACGCTTCCCCGGTCGTCGGCATGGCGCCGTTTGGGGAATACTTGGTGTACGCGACCGAGGACCGGAAGCTATTTGCCTGGTCGTCGCCGGGGCTCGTGCTGTCGCTCTCGGACGCTACGGCAGCGACCAAGCTGGACGGCGCGGAGAGGGCGCAATTCCTTGCACTGAGAGACAAGGTGGTCGCGGTCGGAGGAGGTGTGCCACAGAAGTGGACCAGCGGCCTTTCGGCGAGGCTTGGCGGAAGTCCGCCAGCGGCCAGTACGGTTCTCGGATTGACGACACGCATTGTGGTCGCCAAGGCCGATAGGTCGGGGCAGATCCAGTGGTCCGGGCTTGGGGATGGTGGGCATGAGACATGGGATGCGCTGAACTTCGCCGAGGCCGAGGGCAAACCCGATCCTCTCCTGGCGATTGCCGACGCCACGAACGAGGTGTTCGCGTTCGGGACGCAGACGGTCCAGGTGTTCGCGCCGGACGCTGTTGCGGGCTTTTCCCCGATCAGGACGGCGACCGTGGGACTCCTGGCGCCCTACAGCGTAATCCGGGTGGACGACAGGTTTGCGTTCTTCGACTCCAAGCGGCGGTTCGTCTTGACCGATGCTAGGGGCTTTGCGGCCGAGAACGTGATGTCTGTGCCAATCGAGAGCAAGCTGCGGGAACTGACGACGGTTGCAGACTGCTGGGGCTTCCGGCTCAATCTGGCGCCGTTCGACGCCTGCGTGTGGTTCTTCCCGACCGAGGGCAAGGGCTTCATCTGGGAGATGCGGGGCAACAAGTGGTCCGAGTGGCGGTCGTGGAGTCCTAACGGCTGGATCGTGCCATCCATTACGTCGATGGTGGAGTGGCCGGAAAAGAACCTGTTTCTGGTCGGTCTCAACACGGGACAGATTGCCAGGCTGGACTTGGCGGCGGCGACCGACTTGGCGAACCAGATCCGCACGGAGATCGTGACCGGGTTCGTGGATCGAGGGACGCAGAACTTCAAGCATTGCCAGGCGGTGAGGTTCAAGTTCAAACGGGGCGGGGCGGCGTTCGGGACCGCTGCGCCACAGGTGTTCGTGTCCTACCGAGATGACCTTGGGCCGTTCATCCGGCAGGCCACCCGCGACCTCGGGACGGCGGGGGATTACAACCCCGTGGTGGAGGTGCGGAGCGCCGGGAGGTACCGGCAAAGACAGTGGAAATTGGCGTATACTGGCGGGGTAGCGTTGGCGTTCGTGGGGGCCGAGGAGTCGTTCGAGGTACTGGCGAACTAGGAGGCGAAGATGGCAAGCGAAGTTCTGACAGGTGCAGCGAGCGGCGCAGGAACAGGCGCGCTCATCGGCAGCGCCTTTCCTGGTATTGGCACGGGGGTTGGTGCAGGGTTGGGCGCACTGGTTGGGGGCGGCTTGGGATGGCTGACGGGCAGTTCCCGCGAGGATGCGAAGCGGGCGCAGCAGAAGGCGCTTGAGGAGGCGATGAAGCGCTTGCAGGCCATGTCGATGCGCGACTACGCGCAGCGGCAGCAGAACTTGCAGAAGGCGACGGCGCTGTACGGCCCGGCGCAGCAGATGCTCCAAGAGCGGCTGTCGTCAGGGGCGCCGTACATTCCAGGGCCACCGGGGGCGGCGCCGCCGCCAGGGTGGCAGGGGCTTCCACCGCCGCCGGGGACCACAGCGGGGTGGCAAGGCGTGCCGCCGACTGACCCGTTCAAGTACATGCCGAGGTAAGGAAGATGCCAGGAGCACCAGGAGGAATGGGTCCGGGGCCGTCGTGGTGGCGGCCTGCTACACCGCCGCCGCCGCCGCCGCCGCCGCCCGCTCCTCCGCCTGAGTACCCACCGGCCTACATGCCGCCGCCGATGACGCTGCCGGTGGGGGCGCGGACCCCGCCGGGCCTCGGATCGCAGTACTACGCACGGACTGCCGGGGGGTGGGAGACGCCAGGGTACGGCGAGGTGCGTCTGCCGTGGTTGGAGGAGGAGCTTAACCGACCACTCAAGTCCGGGACGCTCTACGACGAGATGTACGGCGGGCGGTACGCGGAAAGCCCGATTGAGACGCTGTGGGCACAGACCGGGCGCGCGGGCCCTGGCTTCGGCGAGAAGTTCATTGAGTCCAACATCGGCAAGCTCACGGCGCCGGGGGCGATGCAAGATTACTGGTCCGGCGTCAAAGGGGAGATGGCGACGCCGGGGGCTCTGGAAGACCTGTGGAAAAGCGGGAAACTGCAAACCATGCTCGGCGAGAAGGGCATGTTCGAGTCCGGCGTCGGCGGGCTCATGGGAGAGGCGGGGCAAGCCACATCGCTGCGCGATTTCTGGCAAAAGTACGGGCAGCGCCAGCTTGGCGAATCGGGATACACGGAGCAGCTTGCACAAAGGTACCGGCCGGAACTGTCGTTCTCCGAGGAACTGCTGACCGGCGGCGAAGGCGAACGCGGGCTCGACAAGCTCTACAGTCGCTTGTTCGAGAAGGGCGAACGCGAGCTTGGGGAAGCGGCGGCGGCCCGTGGTGGGTTTGCCTCGGGCGCGGGGCTGCGGTCCATTCAGGAACTGCAGGCCGATCTATCGGCGGACGAGATCGCCAAGAACATTGCCCTGGCAGAGCAAGCCGACGTGCAGAAGATGGCGCGGTTCGGCGAGGCGCGCGGGCTCATGACCGGGGCTGACGAGGCGCTTCGCGGACGATTGGGCGTTGGCTTCCAGGGGGCGCGCGGCGTTGACGAGATCCAACTCGAAAAGGCAAGAACGATGGCCGACTTCTTGGAGACCGGCCAGGGGTTCGGGCTCACGCGGGCGAAGACGCTTGGAGACCTCGCTGGCTCAACGCAGGCCGCGAACCTGGCCCGTATGTTGGGCGGGGGAACGCTGGCCGGAAGTGCGGAGGACTTTGCCCAGAGGGGGTTGTTCAAGAGCTTCGACACGGCGGCAGAACGGGACCGCCTGGGTATCACGCGCCGGGGAGAAGACCGGCTTCTGGCAGGAGATGCGACCACGGCGGCCAGGGATCGGAAGCTTGATCTGGTCGACTTGGGAAAGTATGTGGACACGGAAACGAGAGCGCGCATCGGTGCCAAGGGCGACATCATGACGAAGGTGCAAGACCTCGGCACCGAGCGGCGCGAGGGCGGGCTGACGGCGGCCGTGACTGGCGAAACGCTGGAAGTGCAATCGTTCGAGCGCGACTTCGACCATGCGATGGAGATTGCCGGGACGCTATCGACCATGGCACTGAACGAGCAGGACAAGGCGATTGTTGAGCGGGCGAAGTACGACTT